TCGATTACTTCCTTCCCGTCGTTGCTGACGCAGAAGCAGGCTTTGGTGGCGCACTGAACGCCTATGAACTTATGTCGGCTATGATCGAAGCAGGCGCTGCCGGAGTTCACTTTGAAGACCAATTAGCCTCAGAAAAGAAATGTGGACACTTGGGCGGTAAGGTACTTGTACCTACAAGTCAAATGATTCGTACATTAAATGCTGCTCGTCTTGCTGCCGATGTTGCTGGCGTAGATACAGTTATTATGGCTCGTACAGATGCCGAAAGTGCTACTTTAATTACCAGCGACCACGACCCTTTAGACAAGGATTTTATTATCGATGAACGCACAGAAGAAGGTTTCTACAAATTTAAAAACGGCCTTGATGCTTGTATTAGCCGAGGTCTTGCTTATGCCCCTTACGCTGATCTCTTATGGTTTGAAACTTCGACGCCAGATTTGGCACAAGCTAGAAAGTTCGCTGAAGCCATCCACGCTCAGTATCCTGATCAAATGCTTGCTTATAACTGTAGCCCTAGCTTTAATTGGCGTAAGTATCTAAGCAGACAAGAGTGCGTTGATTTCCAAGCCGAACTAGGCAAAATGGGATACAAGTTCCAGTTCATTACCTTAGCAGGCTTCCATAGTGTTAACCTAGCAACATTCTGTCTAGCAGAGCAATATGCACAAGAAGGTATGGGTGCTTACAGTGATTTACAGATGCTAGAGTTTAGTACTGCTGCTAAAGGCAAGTTTACAACAGTTAAGCACCAGCGAGAAGTCGGCGTGAGCTACTTCGATGCTATCAGTGAAGCAGTTGGTGCAAAGTCAACAGTGGCAAATAAGACATCCACAGAAGCAGATCAGTTTCATTAAAATGAAAATAGCATTATTCGGCGATTCTTTTGGAGAAACAAGTAATAATAAAGTCCCACACTGGTTTGACATCGTTTGCCAACGATTAAATTGGCAAGCTACGAATTTTTCAAAAAACGGAACTCATCTTTATTATTCCTATAACAAGTTTTTAGAACATCAAAGTGATTATGACAAAATTATAATTATAGCCAGTCACCCCGGAAGATATCCTACATTGATTAAAATCGGAGAAGAAACTTTCTCTGCTCATAGCTTTGCAGGAATCGATCATCTTGAAAAACATAAACGAGATACTTTAACAATAGAAGAAGCTCGAATGCTAAGAGATATAAAATCATGGTACATGGTTCAAAATATGGATTATGCAAAAACTGTGCAAAATTTATTCTTAGCAGATATTTTAAATAAACGAAATGATGTTATATTGATACCTGCTTTTATGGAATCCATGAATGACGATATCTTAAAAAAAGTAGGATTGACAATAAATGATAACTTGAATAACATTAAGGAATCTCAAATAAGAATGTTAGGTTATACATCAGAGTTGCCGGTATATGTAAATTACAGCAACAACTATGATTTACTATCGGGTCATTTCACCGAAGAAGTTAATCAAAAATTCGCTGAACTTGTTTACGAGCGATTAGTTAGCGGAGTCTGGAAATCTTTTGATATCGGCTTTGTAAATCACAAGTTACCTTTTGAGGAGTATTATATTCCTAACCACAGACTAAAAGTACATCATGAGCAAACAGCAATACAACCTAAAAACTAAAACAGACTATCTGAATCGTAAGATGTTTCTGGATCCAGCAGGTCCAGTTACTATCCAGCGTTTTGAAGAAGTAAAGTATAACAAATTGGTAGATTTTGAAAAAACTGCTCGAGGATTCTTTTGGGTACCCGAAGAAATTTCGTTAACTAAAGATGCCAACGACTTCAAGGATGCCAGCGATGCAGTTAAGCATATTTTTACCAGCAATTTGTTGCGTCAAACAGCATTGGATAGTTTACAAGGCCGCGGTCCCAGTCAAATTTTTACTCCCGTTGCATCTCTGCCTGAAGTTGAAGCACTAGTATATAACTGGACTTTTTTCGAAACAAATATCCATAGTCGCAGTTATAGTCATATTATTCGAAACATCTACAATGTGCCCAAAGAAGTATTCAATTCTATTCATAGCACAACAGAGATTGTTGAAATGGCCAGTGGCGTTGGAAAATATTACGACGAATTACACAAGATTAACTGCTTAAAAGAAAACGACCCTTTAGCAGTCGGAGAAGAAGAACACATTAAGGCAATTTGGTTAGCATTACACGCAAGCTATGCGTTAGAGGCTTTTCGTTTTATGGTATCATTTGCTACAAGTCTAGCAATGGTGGAAAACAAGATCTTCATTGGTAACGGCAACATCATCAGTCTTATTCTGCAAGACGAAATATTACACAAGGAATGGACTGCTTGGATTATCAATCAAGTAGTTAAAGAAGATCCTCGCTTTGCACGAGCAAAACAAGAATGTGAAGCAGAAGTTACGGCCATGTACATGGATGTTATCCGTGAAGAAAAAGCCTGGGCAGATTACTTGTTCCAAAAAGGTCCGGTTATCGGGCTGAATGCAAACATTTTAAAAGAGTTTGTTGATTATACTGCACTATACGCTCTTAAGGATATAGGCATTAAATATCAAGCAAGTGCGCCAAAGACTACACCTATTCCTTGGTTTAACAAACACAGCGACACCAGCAAGAAACAAACAGCACTTCAAGAAAACGAAAGTACAAATTATGTTATTGGCGTTATGAGCGATAATTTAAATTACGACGAACTGCCAAGTTTATAAGGAGACTTATATGGGAAGAAAGAAAATTAAAAAAGAAGAAGTTTGGTGTCCGATGGAAGGCACTGATTACGAAGGATTTTGTGTTGAAAATTTTGCAACAATTTCTGTAAAGAAACGATTGTGTGACCATAAAGATTATTGTACAAATTTAAAAAACGAATTGGACGAGAAAAAGAAAAATGAGAATACAGCAATTGCTTGAGTCTATCAGCGAAGATTGGTTTGCTGATGGCTTTAAAACTTTTAAAAAAGCCAATCCAGTAAAGTATCAAATTGCACAGCAAGATGGCACACTGGAAACCTTAGAAGGTCCAGTAAGTTATAAGGCAGGTTACTATATTATGACCGGCCCTAAAGGAGAAAAATACCCTATTACTCCTGAGAAGTTTGCAAATCTTTATGATGATCAAGGCAATGGCACCGGTATTCCCAAGAAGATCATTAAAGTGGCTAAACTAGCAGACAGCAACGGCACAGTAAATACCAGCTGGGGCGAACCTTTAAACTATACAGCAGGAAACGATATCATTGTTCGACATGGTCCCAACGACTATGGCGTAGTTAAAAAAGATATTTTCATGCAGACATACGATACATCGGAAATGAAATAATGCAAGTAAGAGTAAAGGAAAACTCAAATGAGTTTGGTGGTTGCGGCTGTGGCCGCAGCCCTACAGGCAAATGCATAGGTTGGCATGGGCTGACCCAAGAACAGTTTATTCAAGCACGCCGCCAATATGACAGTGAAGAATATAGAAAACAAGCAATGGATCAGTTCTTCGAAGATGGAAGTTGCACAGGCGGACAGTTAAAAAATGGAAAATAAAATGAAAATAGAAATTTACACAAAAGATCAATGCCCTTATTGCACACAAGCAAAAGCTTTATTTAAAAGCAAAGGTTGGGAATTTACAGAGCACTATATTAGTGCTGAAAATAGAACAGTTTTGTTAGAAGAACTAACAAATAGAATGGGTGTGGCACCCAGAACTGTACCGCAGATCTTTATAGATGACAAATCTATCGGCGGCTACACTGACTTGGTTCAGTGGATAAATCAACAATAAATAATATATCATGTTAAAAGAAAACAAAATAGGAAAAGTTGTTAGTATGAAACTAACCAGCGGCGATGAAGTCGTTGGTAAAATCACAGGACAAACAGCAGACGGCTTGAATATCTCCAAGCCCGTTATTCTCGCTGCAAGTCGAGACGGACTAACAATGGTTCCGTTTATGATGACTGCTGACCCAGACGGCGAATACTTGTTTAAAGCACATAACATTATGTGTGTTTCCGACACTAACGATCAAGTAAGCGATGCTTATATTGAAAGTACAACTGGTATTAAGCCGGTGAGAAACAGCAGTAGTATTATTGTATAAGGAATAAACAATGCCATATGTACCAGGCGGCGGCGCACAAAAAGACAGCGGAAACCCAGCAGTTCAAGATGTTTACGCTGCTAATAATGTCTATATTAATAATGTATTAGTAGCATTATGGCAACCACCTGGTCAAGGAGCGACAAGTAGCTCCTTGTCTTTTAAGATTCCTGAAAGTACATTATTCGAGCGTCCCGATAGCCCGCAGGCCAAAGATCAGCATCCTTATACGCCTCCTGCAAATCCGCCGTCTGCAGAAGAAAATGCGGCTTCGGGTGCCAAGCCCGGAGCAACAGGTGATACAGATGCACCCCCAACAGAAGATCAGCCAGAGACAAAGTGCGAAGGTGGTAATCCTAGTGTACTTGGCTTTTTAGGAAAATGTTTACAGGAATCAAAAACAGGCACATGGAGAGAAACTGGCCAAGGAGGGAAGCCGAGTAATCCAAATATCCTGGGTATTTGGAAAAATATTGG